GAAGCACTAGAAGATGAGTACCGCTACCAGGATCTGCTATCCCAGAGGATCAACCCTGAAACAGCAAAGCGCCGCATTGAACTAGAGCGCATCGTAAGCACGGAAAAAGATAACCTTGCGACGCAACGCGACATCATTCAGGAGCAAATTAAAGGGGGCACATATAGCGCTGAAGAAGTTGCCATCCTTCAGCAGCAGGTTGATAAGATCAACGCGCGCATTGCTGCGCAGTCAGAGCTTCTGGCTGGCGTTGAAGAAATCACCGAAGCAACCAAACGCCTTCAGAAGGCTCGTGAGGATGCCGAAGGCCGCGACATCGGCAAGGGCTTGAAAGATGGCGTGAAAGGCTATCTGGATAGCATCGGCACGCTAGCTGAAGGCATCAAGGGCGTTACGGGTGATGCGCTGAAGGGCCTTGAAGATCAGCTGGTCACATTCGTTACAACAGGCAAGGCAAACTTTAGCGATCTGGCTAGAAGCATCCTCGCTGATATGTCGCGGATCATTATTCAGCAAACGATCATGAAGCCAATCATGAGCGGACTTGGTGGCCTGTTTAAGTTCGCCGATGGCGGCATCATGGGCCCTGATGGACCGATCCCGCTGCGCGCATACGCAAGCGGTGGCGTAGCCTCTAGCCCGCAGCTAGCGCTTTATGGTGAAGGTTCAATGCCGGAAGCCTTTGTGCCGCTTCCTGATGGCCGGCGCATTCCGGTCGCCATGAAAGGCGCACCAGGTGGCGGCAATGCCACAACCGTAAACGTCAACGTAGACGCCAGCGGTACTAACGTTCAAGGCAATGGCGGTCAAGGCCAAGCGTTAGGCCGTGCGGTTGCTGCTGCTGTTCAGCAGGAGCTGGTGCGTCAGAAGCGCCCTGGCGGCTTGCTGGCTGTCTAAGATTAAGCCATGGCTACGTTCACCTACACTCCTTCGTTTGAGGCCACTGAAAGCAGCCGGCCGCGTGCGCGGAAGGTGCAGTTTCAGGATGGCTATGAACAGCGGCTGCGGTTCGGATTGAATACAGATCCAAAGGAATGGGATCTAACCTTTGCAGAGCGCACCGATACCGAGCGTGATCAGATCATTGCATTCTTTGAAGCGCGCGCTGGTGTTGAGTCATTTGATTGGACACCACCGCGCGGCACTCCAGGGAAGTACGTTTGTGAAGAGTGGCAGGTGACGTTGCGCTCCTGTAACTTCAATACGATCAGGACTAAGTTTCGCGAGGTATTTGAACCATGAGCACCATCACCACTCGCGCAGTCAAGGGCTCTGCTCTCACTCACGCCGAAGTTGATGATAATTTCACGAACCTCGGCAATTCGATGCCTGATGGTGCGATTCAAACAGCAACGCCAACAACAGGAACGACGGTCACTGTTGCCAATGCAACTTCAAGCCTCATTCTCAAACACACGGCAACGATTGCCACGCTGACGATCACAATGCCAGCAAGCCCCAGCAATGGGCAGCTTGTGCATATCTCAACGCGATCAACGGTTACAACCCTCACTGTGAACGGCAATGCAGGGCAGACGCTTTATGGTGCGCCGTCAACGATTGCGGCTACCACTCCAGTCGTCTTCATTTACGAAACTGCAGCCGCTAGCTGGTATCGCATCTGATGACGGTTGAGAATCTCTACGTTAATGAGGACTACTGGGCCAATGGTTACACCATTGGCGATGGATGGATTTACCCTGCTGCCGAGATTCAGAAGGCATCACCAAGCGCAATTATTGAGCTTTATGAGCTGGCAATAAACGTAGAACAGCATGGCATCGCTGTCACCTATCGCTTCCATGCTGGCAGCAACCTAAATGCCAATGGAGAGCTGATATGGGCTGGCAACAGCTACATGCGGTTTCCGGTTGAAGTGGAAGGCTTTAAGTACGAAGGCAGGGGCAGCTTGCCACGGCCAACGCTGCGCATCGCAAACCTCACCGGCACCATTACAGCGCTGCTGTTGACGTTACCGCGTGGCTTGGAAGGCGCTAAGTTTACGCGTATCAGGACGCTAGCGCGTTATCTTGATGCTGCTAACTTCCCTGGCAGCATCAACCCATTTGGCACACCTGATCCGACAGCTGAGTTTCCGCGTGAGGTGTTTTACGTTGACCGAAAGGCAACGGAAAACCGTGATGTAATTGAGTTTGAGCTAGCGGCGGCGTTTGACCTTGCTAATGTCAGAGCGCCAAAGCGGCAGTGCCTTTCTAATATCTGCCAGTGGAAGTATCGATCTGCAGAATGTAGCTACAACGGCACCGCGTACTTTGATGCCAATGGTAATGTCGTCAATAACCCAGATCAAGACGTATGCGGTAAGACCGTTGATGACTGCAACCTACGCTTCCAGCAGGTATCACGCCTCGGCACGGTTACAGCCGGCAGTAACATCCTGACGCTTGATGCTGCTGCTGGCGTTAGCAGCGGGGATCCAGTACGTGGATTTGGTGTGGCAACTGGCACGACGGTTGTTAGCTACACCGGCGCTGCGGTGACCATGAGCGCTAACGCTATCGCAACGACTGGCCCTGTAACACGGACCGGCACACTGCAGACAAACCGAACGCAGATCATCATGACTAGCGTTACCGGTCTAGCAGTTGGCATGGTGATCAACGGCCCAAAGATTCCAGCTGGTACGACGATTGCAGGCATCAGCGGCACTACCATCACGCTCGGGCAACCAGTGAAGTGGGCGGATGTGTTGACGCCTGTGACGACCAAGCTGACGCTTGTGTACCTATTCGGCATTCCGTATTCCAACTACCCTACCTATGGCTCTACGGGATATTTTGACCCCACTGGTGTTGCACCGGGTCAGTATTTTGCCGGCCCTGGTGTTGATATTGAGCTTGGAATCTACGTCGTTCAGTTGGTCGGTGGCGGCGGAAGCTATCGCGCTGCCAGACTGTCGCAGTATCCTGGTGACTTCCCAGAAGCGACCTACACCTTCTACGCGCCACAGGCGCAGACACTACAGACCTATTCATTCTCAGCGCCAGATAGTACCTATACATTCAGGGCTGATACGTCGCTACCGTTCGGATCATTCCCTGGCATTGGAACGTACTTCACATGAGCTGGCAGACTGACGCGCTCGCGCACGCACAAGCTGAGGATCCACGCGAGGCGTGCGGTCTGGTGGTGGTGGTCAAGGGTCGCGAGCGGTACTGGCCCTGTCGCAATGTGGCCACAGCTGCCGCTGAGCAGTTCATCGCGGAGCCTGACGACTACGCAGCCGCCGAGGATGCTGGCGAGATCGTGGGCGTATTCCACAGCCATCCAGTCACACCACCAACACCAAGCCCGGCAGACCTTGCCGCCATCGAGCTCGACGTTTTGCCCTGGTGGATCGTCAACCCCAAGACCGAGGCATGGTCCGGTCCGCATCACCCCACCGGCTACCGTGCGCCGCTGATCGGCCGCGAATGGTGCTGGGGCGTACAGGACTGCTGGACGCTGGCTCGCGATTGGTACGCTGAGCATGGCATTGCCGCGCGCGACTGGGAGCGCCCCACCACGCCTGAGGCATTCGAGGCGGCGCCGATGTTTGATGACTGCTGGGCTGAGGCTGGCTTTCGTGAGCTGAGTGAAGATGAACAGCTAGAGCCTGGCGACTTCCTGCTGATGTGCATCAGCGGCAGTGGCCTCAACCACTGCGGCGTCTATATCGGTGATCAGTTGATCCTGCACCACGTCCGAGGCCGGCTCAGCAGCCGCGACATCTACGGTGGCTGGCTGATGAAACAAACGGGACGCCGCCTACGATGGAGCAATGGAAAGCCTGCGCACGATTAGGGTTTATGGCCGTCTGGCGCGATTCCTCGGGCGTCGCACCTTCCAGGCTGCCGTCAGCAGCGCCGCTGAGGCGGTGCGGTTTCTGTTGGTGAACTTCCCGCAGCTGGAGGCGCACATGAGCCAGCAGCACTACCGCGTCAGTGTTGGCGGCTATGCGCTGGAGGAAGGTGAGCTGCATGATCCTGCAGGGCAACAGGTGATCAAGATCGTGCCGGTGTTGACTGGTGCTGGGGCAGTGGGGCGGATCATCGCAGGGGTGGCGTTGATTGGACTGTCGTTTGGCTTGGCATCACTTGCAGCGGGTGCTGCACTTGCTGGCAATCTCAGTGGTTTTGCATTGCAAGCAGCGGCAGGCATAGCTCAATTTGGACTGTATGCAGGCACGTTTCTGGTCCTCGGCGGCGTCTCCCAACTGCTTACCCCAGTTCCAAAGATCCCAACCGGCCCCGACAGCAACCAAGACCCGCGCAAATCCTTCAGCTTCTCCGGGGTTCAACAAACCTCACGGCAAGGCGTGCCAGTGCCAATTTGCTACGGCCAAACCTTGGTAGGCAGTGTGGTGATCAGCGCTGGTATTGACACTGTGCAGGTGGCCGTATGAATGCGATCAGCGGTAGCGGCGGCAGCATGGGCGGCGGCAAAGGCGGTGGCAATGCCAAGGCGTATACACCAACAGAAGCGAAAGACAACCTTGAATCCAAGCAGTATGCCCAACTAATTGACCTGATCAGCGAAGGTGAAATAGAGGGGCTTGTTAATGGCGCAAAGTCCATCTTTCTTGATGGCACGCCACTGCAAAATGCAGATGGTACTTACAACTTCCAAAATGTCACTGCTTATGCGCGCAATGGTACGCAAAGCCAGGACTATATCCCATTGCAGTTTGGCCCGGCAAATACCAAGCCGGTAGGCGTCACCGTTAAGCAGGCAACGCCAATCGTTCGCACCATCACCAATGCAGCAGTTGATGCGGTGCGCGTCACAGTAAGCGTGCCTCAGCTTCAGTCATTTTCGGACAAAGGTGATATCAACGGCGAGGCAGCGCATGTTGTCATCTATGTGCAGTACAACGGCGGTGGCTACACAATGGTGGTTAGCGATGTCATCCGAGGGAGAACTGCTGATCTGTATCAACGTGATTATCTAATCGACCTCAATGGCGCGTTCCCTGTTGACATCAAGGTTGGTCGCTTCAATCCAGATAGCAACAGCGCAAAGGTCTCTAATGATTTCAGCTGGGCAAGTTACACGGAGATCACATACGAAAAGCTGCGCTACCCCAATAGCGCGCTTGTTGCCTTCCGCATTGACGCCGAACAGTTTTCGCGCATTCCAGAACGCAGCTACTTGATTCGTGGTATCAAGGTAAAAATCCCCAGCAATGCCACCGTTGATAGCAGCACCGGCCGACTAATTTATGCAGGTATCTGGAACGGCATACTAGGCGCCGCGCAATGGACGACAGATCCAGCGTGGATCCTGTTCGATCTACTTACGAATACTCGCTATGGGTTTGGTGATCACATTAGCGACAGTCAGTTAGACAAATGGGCGTTCTATGCCTGCTCCGTCTACAGTTCAGCGCTGGTGCCAAATGGCAAAGGCGGCTATGAGCCGCGCTTCAGTTGCAATGTCAACATCCAGACCGCTGAGGATGCTTACAAGTTGATCGGTGATATGTGTTCAGTGTTCCGGGCAATGCCCTACTGGAGCACCGGAGCGCTTACCGTTGCGCAAGATGCACCATCAGATCCTGCCTATATCTTCACGCTGGCGAATGTCACAGAGGCAGGCTTTAGCTATAGCAACGGTAGTCTAAAGAACAAGCCGACCGTTGCTGTCGTTAGCTACCTAGACCTAGAACTGAAAGACATTGCCAAGGAGGCTGTAGAAGATGCAACGCTGATCAAGAAGTATGGTGTCACAACAGCCGAGATCAGCGCATTCGCCTGTACGTCGCGCTCACAGGCGCGCAGAATGGGGCGTTGGTTGCTTTACTCCGAGTGGTACGAGTCTGAAGTGTGCAGCTTCACTGCCAGCATTGATGCTGGCGTGCTGGTGCGACCTGGGCAGATCATCGCTGTAGCTGACCCGGTACGTGCTGGCGCCAGGCGTGGTGGTCGCATCAGCTCCGCCACTACCACGACGGTAACGGCAGACGATGTAACTGGGCTCAGTGTTGACGCCAGTTCAACGCTCACCGTGATCTTGCCTGATGGCACAGCGCAGACGCGCGCAGTGTCAAAGTTGGTCGGCAATGTCTTCACCGTTAGCGCACCGTTTAGTTCAGCGCCTAATGCAAACAGCATGTGGGTCTATGAAACTAGCAACATTCAAACATCGTTGTGGCGCGTGCTGTCTGTAGAGGAGCAGGATGGGATAGAGTATGCAATCTCAGCGCT